GGGCGCTTAAATCACCACCAAAAGAGGCAGGTGGCTCCTATCTCGCGGCTAGGGCGAGATGGCGCTCGATGATGTCTAGGACGTCGGCGCGGTGTTGCTCGCCGAGTCCGAGGAAAGGGCGGGACGGGACATCGCCCCAGGGGATCGGGGCGCCGCGCCGAGTCGTGCCATATTGCCCTCGCTGGGCACCGAACTGGTGCGTGGCGGCGTACACCAGGTTGGTGCCGGCGGCGGCATAGTCCGCCCCCCATTCAGACTGGATGCTGGTCGCGAGTTGCGCCGACACCTGCAGGATCGGGTGAGCGCCGCGCAGCGTACCGGCCCTGTCGACCGGCCGGCGCTGCGTGGTCTCGGTCAGTGGTGCCCACGGCGTGCCGGTCGCCGGATCGGCCTCGGCCGCGAACGCGTCTTCGGCGGCTGACGCCAGGACACCGGCGATCGAGCGCATTGCCGGCGTCAAATCATCCACGGCTTCGGAGAGGCGTCCCAGCGCCGCCAGGACCGCCCGATCGTCGATTTCGATGTCGATTTGCATTTAGAATACCCTGGGCGGCGGCGTCGGGATCCTGGTGCGCGCGGGCGCATAACCAGGTGAACAAGGCCGGCGGAGCCCGCGAACCGCTCGTCTGGAGCGCCCCGCCCTCATCTCCCTGGCTTCGCGTAGAGCAGCGCGCCGACGCGCAGGTCGTTGATGCGTTTGTCTCTTGCAGGCAGGATGTTCCACATCAAGCTCCCGTCTGCGTTGATGCGGACGATCACTGCAAGTCCGCGACCGCCCGTAAACAGACCTATATAGCGGCGCCGATATCCTTGCCCGGCGTACGCGGTCAGCCACGCCTCAAACGGGTCCTCCAGCGTCGGGAGAACATACCGAGCATACCGCTCGCGCGCTTCGGTCCGCTTTGCGACCATGTGGCGCAGAAGTTCGGGGCGTGCGGCGAGCTCTTCGATCGGCGTCGTGATGATGCGCTGCGCCCCAGTGATGCCGACGGCCGCCGCGATCTGTTCGACCGCAGCATCAACCGACGCGGCTGCCGGGAGCACCTCTGGCGCCGGATGCCGCCACCGATCCGGCACCTGCCGGGCGTCGGGTCGGCCGTGATCCCGCCATGTCGGCTGACCAGTGCCGATCATCAAACACCGGCCGGCGGCCGCGAAATCGCTCGTGCTGACGCAATCCGGCAGGTGGCCGACCGCATCCCACTGCGCCCACTCACGCCCCGGGTTGTAATCCCAGCCGGGGTCCGGTCGAAAGGTGGCCGGGCGGCCGCGGTGATCGCGCCCGCGCCAGACGGTTACCGGGCGCTGAATTACCTCGCCGGTCCGCTTGTCCACGCCGACCTCGACCAGCTGCTCGGACAGTTGGCCTGCACTCGATTCGACAATCAGGCCGCGGCGCTCGATTTCGCGATCCGACAGCGCGCGCACCCGACATCGGCAATTGAATCCGTTGGGCGGGTATACGTGCTGCCAGATCGGATCGTCGGCAGCGAAGACCTTGCGGTGCAGCGCGGCATGGGAGGGGCGCGTGCGGGCGTCCATGACCGCCAGGTACTGCCAATGCGGGCGTTCCGACTGCATCGCGACCTGCTGGGCGTGCCGGCCGGCGTTATACGCGGTCTGCATGTTCGTACGGTAGATCGTGTTCAGCCGCCAAGGACTGCCGAGTTGAGCGACCTCAGCCCCACCGTCTGGCGCGACGGCGATGACTTTTCCCCACCACCCTTGGCTCTTGAGGTAAGGCTCGAGCTCGGCGGCGAACTGGCGCCCAGTCTGTCCCTCCCTGAGGGTGGCCTGTAATCCAGCTCGGATGGATTGGAGGATGTCGAGTCGTGTCACCTTGGCGGCCGTGAACGCCTTGGCGTTCGCTTCCTGCCAGACATCCCACCAGTCCCACGAGATCGCGTACCCGCGCTGCTCGAAGTAGGAGATGGCGTCCCGGGGCGGCAGCCCGAGCGCAAAGCCGAGATCAACGGCCTCCGGCATTCAGGCGGCCCCAGGTCTCTGCGATGAAGATGACCCGCGCGAGCAGCTCCTGGAGCGCTGAATCGTCCATATCCGGATAGCGCTCCGCCAGCCGCCCGAGCAATTCATCCGGTGCATCGCGCGCCAGCTCGAGCACGGGTGCAAGCGCCGCCTCCATCTGGCCTTGCAGTGTCTCGCTCGTCAACGCCTCGATGATTTCGTCGAGCTCGGCATCGGCAGGCAACGCTACCCTGGCAAACTGATGCTCGAACATCGGAGACGCGCCAGGCTCGCCGAAGCCTGGCAGGACATCCTCGCCGGGTTCTGGCTCGGGGATCTGCAGGCGTTCGTGCGCCCAGGCGACGGGGATCTGCACGTAGCGGCGCGCCGCGTCGATGACCTCGGTCCAGTCGGACCTGGCTTCGGCCTCTTCGTAGAACTCGAAGCGCGGTGGTTGCGCGCCGGCGACGTTGAGCTCGGTGACCCAACCGAACAACTGGTCGAACGTATCCTCGATGATCGCGCGGTCGCTCGCGTTCACGGCAATCTCGCGCTCTCGATGAGTCTCAGACGCGGCACGGGCGCCGACCTCGGTGAGCTCGGTGGCCAAGGTTTGGCTGGTGAGCGCCTTACTCATTTCTCGGTTACACGCGTCGATGAGGCGCTCGTGCACGAGCTCGCCGCTGTGTTTCGTCTCCAGCAGCTCGACGCTGCCGTCGCCCGGGATCGCAGCGATTCCGTCCTCGACCATCTGAGCGAGCTGGTCGGCGAGCGCCTGCTGATCGCCCTCCGGCGTCCCTGGCGGGTACTTACCGATGGCCCACGGGATCCCGTACTTCTCCGCGAACCGGACGAAGAATTTGAACCCGCTGTGCTTGAAGGTGTATGGCCAGAAGCACGCGGAGAAAACAGCCACGCCGTAAGGGTTATCGTGGCTCGCCATGTGTCGGCTCACAAGCCACTTCAGATCGCCGAGCTCGACGCCGCGCATCATTTCCTGCCGGGTGAGCAGACGCAGCTCGTTGCGCTCGACGCCGAACACGAACCGGCGCTGCGGCCGATCGATGATCTGCACCGGCATCAGTACCCGATCCTCGCGCTGCCAGACAACCTCGTGCACTGAGTAGCCGCGGAACACCGATGCGCCCATCGTCCAGACGATGTCAGACCAGGTCACGCCGGGCGCCGGCCGGCGCGCCATGAGCGCTTCGCACAGCTCCAGCGCGCGTAGATCCGCGGGCGCCTCGCCGCCGGCCTGTAGACGCCACTCGTAGCCGAGCAGTGCCGAGCGAACTGACCGCAGCTCGCTGATTACGTGCGCGTCGCCCACGATGTCGTCGTAGACGTCTTGGCTCTGGCCGAGCCTGCGGAGCACCGTATCCGGGTTCGGAAGGACCTCGAGGGCGGCGTAGAACTTCGGGTCTGTCGCGCGCGTGGCGATTTCGAGTGCAAGCGAGCGGCGCCCGTGGAGCTGTGACAGATCGACGTCGGCCATGACTCAATACCCCGCCAATGAGAGGCGCTCGCTGCGCCGGCGTTGTGGTGCCCTGGGTCGCGGGATCCCGCAGCCGAACGACGTCGCAGTGGTCCATAGCATGTGCAGCGCGTCCGGCCCGTCGTCATGATCGGCCTTCGGGAAATGCCGCAGCTGTGTGATCAGCGTCGATTGCGACGGGTGCACCCGGATCAGGTGGTTCGCCATGTGCGGCTGCAGGCTCTCGATCCGCAGCAGCTTGTCCGAGTGCGGCGTGAGCGGCACCGCCGGCACCGGTATACCGCGGATCGCCGAACGCTTGACGAGCTCGGTGCGCAGAAACTCCTGGAACTGAATGGCCTCCACGCCCCAGGCCAAGCAGAGATATTCGAGCTGGTAGCCGATGATGTCCTCGATGATGCGATCGGGAAGCCGCTTGCGGATCGCGGCCTCCACGACGTCCAGCACACCCGTGTCGCGGCAGAAGCCACCGACGAGGATCGCTGATGGATCGCGGCTCGCGCCATGCTTGCCGAGGCTCGGATCGCAGGCGCCATAGAAAATCCAGTCGTTGCGCCGGTCCACCCAGATGTGGATCGCCTTGGCGAACGGCGCGTCGTCGTCGGACAACGGATCGTTCTGCAACTCGGAATCGAACGCCGCGTGCCCGTCCCGCGCGCGGATGGTCATCAGCGCGACCAGCGGGCGGCCGGCCGGCCAACTCACCTTGGCGCCGACTTCCATGTCCTGCTGGTGCTCGTCGTAGAACGACGCGGCCGCTTTCTGTCCCTCGCGCAGCAACAGCTCCTCCCAACGATCCCATAGGTCCATCCGATCCGGCCACTGAACGAGGGCCTTGAAGCGAGCGGTGTGCCACAGCGGGTTCGCCAGCAGGCGCGCGAGCACCGAGTCGTAGTGAAGGATCGTGCCGATGATGATCACGTCGAATTTCGCGCCTGCGCCGCCGAGTTTCAGTACTGCCTTCATGAGCCATCCGTGCAGCTTGTCCCGCTGCTCGGGCGTGCGTACGTTGTCGTCGTTCTCCAGATCATCACCGATGAACAGATCCGGACGGTGCGGGCCGTGGCGCCGACCGCGGATGCGCTTGCCGGATCCCACCGCCTCGATCTTGCGGTCGTTGCGCGTGACGATGACTCCGGCCTGCCAGACGCGACCTTGGCCGGTCGCCTGCGGGTAATCCATCCCTAGGCGCGGGTTCGCCTCGAGCTCGGCCTTGATGGCCTCGAGCATGATGGCGGCCTGGTCGAACGCGTCCATGCCGATCATCGGGTACCACTTGCGGCCGGTGACCACGCACCAGAGAACGAAGATCTGCGAGGTGATGGTCGATTTGGCCTCGCCTCGCGGGGCGGCGATGGCGTCGGTCTCGCTGCGCGACGAATCAGCGATCGCCGGCAACCGGCGGTATAGGTGCTCGTGGATGCGGCTGTTCGGTAGCGTGACGTAGTGCGGGAAGTAGGTGCGCGCGAAGAATTCCAGATCATCGTGTGCCTGGGCGCGGCGCTGACGCGACGCCGCCGGGTCTGGATCGAAGCCAGTGACTTGTGCCTCAATCTCGCGCCGGAAGCCGGCGGCGAGCTCGGCGAGCTGGCGCGCGAACTCGCGCCGCGAGATCTTAGCCATAGACCTGGTTCAGCTCACCACCGAATGGCTCCAGGACCTCGAGTAGGTGGTGCGCGTGCTGTGGATAGTGCTGCTGGACATAGACCACCAGCTTCTCGAGCACCTCGAGTGCGATGGCGAGTTTCGCGATCCGGCCGTCGCTACCGCCCGCAGCCTTGACCGTCTTGGTGTACGCGTCGCTCAGCCGCGACAGTGCCTCAGCCTTATCCAGCGCGGCGAACTCGCCCTCCTTGATCTGCTCCATCGTGCTCTGGAACAGCAGGGCGAAGTCCTCGAGGACCTGGGTGGTGAGGTCGCCGAGCCCGCCGGCGGCCATGCGCGAGGCGGCGCGGGCGCGATCCCAGTCGTCGCCATCCTGGCGCGCGCGGTTCTTCCAGTTGCGCGCGGTGTGATAGGAGACCTTATGTTTGTCGGCGGCGGCCTCGAGCGGCAGGCGTTCGGCGACGTAGCTGCGACGAACCGCTGCGCGGACCTCGGGCGCGTGCGCCATCAGCCATCGCCCCGCAGCCGCTCCGCCAGCAGGCGTGCGCCCACACCGATGATGCCGCCCGGCGGGCGGCGCTGCACGCCTGGTGCGTCGGCGCGGCCGAGAGCGACGTCGAGACCGCGGGCCGTGAGCGCTGCCGCGTGCTCCCCGTGCGCGACCAGGCTCTGCTCGGCCAGCCAGGCGAGCTCGGTGCGCACACGGTCGAGCCCGATCACCATGCCGTGCGCCTCTAGGGCGCCCTGTAGC